AGAAACCGATGTGAGATTTGATAAGTCACAAAAGCATCATCTCACCGTCAATCAGATACTCAATCACATAGATCGTGGATCCATACAGAATCTTGACAAGATGTTCATGTGTGGCAACTATGGTGATCCTGCTGCGGGTCGTCATACTTTGGACATATACAGATATTTCCGCCGGATCAATCCAGAAATCACACTGGGCATGAACACCAATGGTGCCATACAAAACACTGCATGGTGGCAAACCCTGGGCGAAATATTCCATCGCCAACGCGATTATGTAGTGTTCAGCATCGACGGTCTAGAAGATACCAATCACATTTATCGACGAGGAGTTGACTGGAACAAGCTGATGGAAAATGCTAGATCCTATATCAGCACCGGTGCCTCAGCACACTGGGACATGTTGGTTTATCAACACAATGAGCACCAAGTAGATGCATGCGAACAGTTGGCACGAGACATGGGATTCACATGGTTTAGAGCCAAGATAAGCAAACGTCCGTTATATCCTGGGCTCGAATATCCGCTTGCCTGGAATCCTCCAATTGTGCACGACAAAGAGATTAACTGTCTAGCGTTGGAAGAAAAAAGTATGTATATAGATGCCCAAGGACGACAATCACCTTGCTGTTTTTTAGGTGGCCGCCAGCATAATTTCATACATGATTTAAAAGAAGTCATGCCGTCGTGGGTCACAAATAATCCCGATCCCACATGTTTATCTGCTTGCGGTCAAGAAAAAGATCAAACCAATTTTAGAGCACAATGGCGAAGAGAAGTAGAATTGTGTGAGATCATTGGATCTGATCAGCAGACTTAGATTTGAGCATGTTGTTGAGGATGTTTCCAAAATTCCAGATCAAATTCACCCGGCACAAATTAAAAGATCCAGAGAACACAACAGCATGGTAACTACAATAGATGACATGGCTTTATGAATCTCGACTCGTTACAGAAATACCCGAAGAATATGCTGGATTTGTTTATCTCATAACCAATAAACAGACTGGCCGGAAATACATTGGCAAAAAATTAAGCAAATTTTCCAAAACAACCTATAAAACAGTAAAACTCAAGAACGGCAAAAAGAAACGAAAGAAAATAAGAGGCAAGATAGAGTCAGATTGGCAAACCTATTACGGCTCCAGCCCTGAACTCACCAAAGACGTAGAGCAGTTAGGCACAGAAAATTTCACACGCGAGATATTGTATTACTGCCGATCAAAATCAGAATGCAGTTATATAGAAGCTCGCGAACAGTTCGCACGCAGAGTACTGGAATCAGACGCATACTATAACGGTCACATACAGGTTCGAGTACACGGATCGCACATCAAAGGAAAAGTTTTGTGAAAAAGAAGTTGGTGTTTGCAGGATGCTCGTTCACAGCCGGTAATGGCTGGAACAAAACTGCATTGGAAAATCCCAATGAATCTTGTAAAGATCATCCAGCACTATGGGTAAATTTATGCCATAAAAATATCAAAAAATTTTCAAGATTGGAACTGGTCAATGTAGCACAAGGCGGTGCCAGCAACACCGAAATATTTCATCAAGCAGTTGAATCAATGTCAATGTTTGGTAGCGATATCCATACATTATTTTGTCAATGGACATCTGGCCCAAGATACAAGTTTAACGCAGGATTCGAGTTGTGGGACACCGGCGAAAGTTTTTTTGAATCAGATAATTTTACACACGATATAAATTTAAATCGAGGGGATCATTGGCCTAGAAAGTATGTAAAAGATTTAGTAGACCGAATCAAAGTCATGCATCATTTGCACTGGGAAATACTGGCAGTGGTAAGATTTTCAAACATTGTTAATAGATTATGTAGCAAATTCCGAATCCAAAACGTGTATTTTGTCAATGGCCTCTGTCCCTGGGATGATAACTATTTTGTAAAATTGAATAACGCAATGCCAGAAGATTATACTACATTTACCAAAAAAGAAATACTCAACATTGAATCTCGTGATGATCAAGATATATTTTCATTGTACAACTTAGCTCACAAACACTATCAAGAAGCCGGGGGCATTGATCAAGATAAATGGATTAATCTTTACAATTCATTCAAGAACAATAAAATTGATGTAAATTTTGATGACTTACATCCTGGTATCCAAAGCAATCTCATATATTACGATCTAGTCAAACAACACCTTAACGCTTCTTAAATTTCTATATCAAAGGCAAACTAGGTAATAACGGCTAGCACAGGCCAACATCGTGTGCTCTAGACCTGGATCTCTGATCGCAGCGACGGAAGCCCCATCGTACCCATGGGCACTCAACCACTACCCGAGAGGATGACGACGTCTCTAAGACCCGACGTTTGGTTGTTGGAAAAGGATAAAAGGCAAAAGAGGGGAGAGAAGCCCCAGGCACTCGATGTGTGATAGCGTACAGGTCGTGTGTTGCCGTTGTGATAAGACGGAACGAGTAGGTACCGGACAACCGCCTACGCGATTGATTACGATCAATTATAGTTCTAACGCTGTGTGACTGTGGCACTCGGATGATGCACAGATCTCGCTTGGCCCGGAGTTGGGCCAAGTGTGACCGTCGTATCTGGATGATACTGAAGAACTCACTTCGTTCGTTTATATTAAAGTTAGTTCATGAGCAAAGCGAAATGAACAGATCTCGCTAGAGATCTCAGAATTGATCGGGCCAGTCTCTCCATAAGGCGTGCTGGATGTCTCCAGCAACAAATTGGTTGAAACTACGATGTTTCTGTTCTAGCTCGCCTTCTAACGGAGCAACACGCTTAAATGCTTCATCCATTTGAGCCATGTTTTTAAACTCCATAATTATGAGCCATTCCGGCATGTCTGCTATGCTCCGGAAACCCATCTTGCAGCGGGTGATGCGATAGCATTCCAGTTTGCCTTCCGATTTCAAATGATCAAAGAAACTCTTCATTCCTGTGACCCATTCTAGATCAGTGATGTCTCCTGCTTTGTTTGCCCAGATAGTGTACAAGTCCATTATGTGATGGCTCCTAAGATTTCAAATCCTTCTATCTCTTGCTTGTAGAGATGTGCCTGCTCGAGGTAGAGATAGTGGAATCCTCGAGCACGATAAATGGCACATTCGGTTTTCATGGTTTCGATGCCCAGTCTCAGTCGGGGTTCATGATAGGTCCAGGCAAACTGATCGCACAAGGCATTGTGATCGTCAAATCTACGGATAAGACTGAAGGCCACTAGATTGCCACCTGCGTAGTAGCCCAGCACATCGGCCATGGGATCACGGAATCTCGACGGAAACAGCGGCATCACTGATGCGAATCGCTTGTGGGCACAGTAGGCACGATATATCTCCTGGCACTTGGCGATCATGTAATCGCTCTTGCTGAGATAGCTCCATGTCACAGATTCGGTATATTGTGTTTTGGTCAGATCTATGCGTGCAAACTCATAGGTCATGATCTGGGATCCTCCCGGCCTTCAAACAAGATTTCAAGATAGTCCTCGGGCCAGTCCTTGTAGTAGCCTTTTTCCGCTACCATGCGAGCATGGGCATTGAGTTTGGCCAAGGGCTGCACGAAGGCTATGGCCCAGGTGCCTTGGTTCATGGACACACCCTGTATCACCTCGGGTGAGCCAGGATGATCGGCTAGAGCCAAGAGATCTCTTGCACGCAGGAATCCTTGATTCACTGCAGTGATCTGCTGATTGAATTCGTCGGGTTCAAATTCTGTGGGATCGTAGACCATGGCCACTACGTCCAGTTCGCCGATGTCGATGCGGCTGAGATCAGTGTAGGGATCGATCTGACCGGGCCAGATCTCAAACTTGCCTTCCAACCGGGCACGGCGTGCATAAGGGCACGGTGCCCAGCCTGACAGTGCAGGATGTGGGCGTTCCACGAATCCTGTGATCCAGGCCAAGATATCTAATTGTGCTTGTTCAAAATTCATGCTAGAAGAAAGGCATTCCGGATTTTTTGGTAGTCTCGAGATTTTCTTTGATCAGCCGACCGATGATCTCTCGTTCGCCGTGGCTGAGATTCATGGCTTCCACATATGTCAAGCCACCTCGCATGTACCAGCACATCTTCAGTGCTTCATCTCTGATGGTACCACATTCTTTTTCCATGCCATCCACGATCTCGGTGATGCGATCAGAGTCCGAGGTCAGGAGGCGGGCTCGAAAAAACGTGCTGTGTCCAAGGTAAATGCCTGTTCATACTTGTTCTGGCAACTTGGGCAGGTGATGTTCAGGGGTTTGAGCTCGCTGGCTTCTCTAAGTTTCACTGCATGATCGCGTATCTGTGCGAACACACCTCGATCACAGTTCTGCATGTATTCCAGGATGTGTTCATGTTCGGTGATGTGTGCGTTGCTGCTGCGGATTTCCATGATGCTCTGGGCCAACACTGTCACAGTGGCGTCCACTAACTGCCGCATCATGCGATTGAGTTGGGTGACTTTATCCTGCTGGCTGGCATCAGCGTCACTGACGATCTGCATGGTCTTTTGCTGTTCAAATTGCACTAGGCTGTTTTCTGTGACCTGGCGATAGTCCAGCGGTCGGAAATAGAACGTGAGATCTCCAACGGTGAGACTCTGGCTGTAATCTGCAGATTTCAGTCGATCCATCACGGTGCGGAGATCGAGACCAAACAATGCTTCTTCCTTGCAGGCTGGGCAGGCAGTGTCAACCTCCATGGCATGCCCGTAACTGGCGATGCGAATAGCCACCAAGATGGAGTCAAGATCCGTAACCGGAATAGCCCAGGCATCACGGATGTTGGGCACACAGCTCTGGATCACTGACACCACGGCTTCGCCGTTGAACAAGGCATCGGGGGTGCGATAAGTGATTTCGTCAATGGC